CTCCACAGTTAACCACCTCCAAATCTAATTTGTTTTCTTCTTTAATATGCCAAAGAATTAAACAAACTATGAAAACTCCAACTTGCGATGTATTCATTTGTCCTGATCCAAGACCAGTCGACTTGTAACTAACATTTCCATCATGCGTTTTCCCCCGCACCTTTACATTCAATTGCATTTCACATAATTTTCTAAACTGTTCAAGTTCGAATCCATAGAAGAAAGTTGAAGCAAAGCTGTGGTATAATCGTTGAGCTTCATCGCTGATACTACTATCTAATCTTGAAACATCACCGTCAATTGAACACGGATCACGATATCTATACCATTTCCTTTGGATTTCCTTACCTAATGTGTCATAATTCAAACCTTTCATTACAGTTTTTGAGCCGAAACAATGATCAATGCAATTAAAGAAATCAAGCTCAATTGCCTTTATAAACTTGCCAAAAGACATTCCAAATCTTGGATCTGGAAATGTTATAACTCTTGGGACGGCATCCGGTTTATCAGAGGCTATATCTTTTTCTTTCTTCAGAAAAACTTTGCAATCGGCATCACTTTTGCAAACCTGGGTATGTTCAAGGCTTCGGCAAGCTTTCTCATAAACACGACGTCTACGGCCGTGATAGTGCTGGACAAAATTGTCATCAGTCATCACGGCGATAGCTTTAGTCACACCTAAGTCAAATAATTTGCGAAAATCTTTCGATACCCTGGTATATAGCCCCCGTTCGTGGGGTGTTTGATCAATATAGGACCATTGATCTCCAATTTTCCTACGGAATACACGCGCTTCGATCGCTGTAGATAAATTGTGTATATTATTATCGAAGAAAGAAACAGAAGCACACTCTCCTACCCCACTAAAAGTTGTGCACTTTGTTTCTTTTTGAGGGTTCCCATATTTTCGAACGCGTACCCTCGTAGGCTCTAGTGAAACACTAGTATTCCTACCGCGAACGAAAACAGGGCCCCCTCAAGGGGTGAACACCTCTCGTGGATCAACCCATAAGGGCTGTCCGGAGAGGAGTCTCCAGAGGGTACCAACCCATATTCTGCGGTCGTACTCCCTCCTAGATTGAATAGCATAATTTGAATACCTCAATCTACGGCATCTCTTGTCCATATCTGTCGGAATAAAGAAGAACTCGACAATTATATCAGCGTTGCAAAAGGTATCAATATCTCTGATATCAGGATTATTAATCTTCATAATCTGGATAACCTTACGCTTGATAACTCTCCGATGTTCCGGACAGTTCTGCCATTCATCGGGATGGCAATCTTCCCGTAATTTCCGTAGAATCATAACACGGAAATTAGTGCGACGGCGCTCCTCAATCTCACCATAAGTTGGTGGGTTGGGTGCGTTTGAACTAATTATCATTAGAGATTCCTGTTGAGCTTCCATATGATCAACTTGTAAAGCAAGTTGCTCATCAGCTTTAGTGATCCGAGTTTGAAAATATTCTGACGCCACACCCAGGAGTTGTTGGACTTCTGGTGTTGATAATGCAACATGTAGTATTAGCAGAATAGATAAACAGATCTTTACGCTAAGAGTTAATGTGTTCATCTAATG